AAGAAATTATATTATGATTCAAGCGTTACGAGAAGAAATAAAAATGGTCAAACAAGCTCGGGACTCTATAGTTTATTCATCCCTATGGAATGGTCCTACGAAGGATACATTGATACTTATGGACTACCTGTCTTCGATACGCCAAAAACTGAAGTCGTTGGAATTGATGGAGCAGCAATTGACATCGGAGTTATCGAACACTGGGAAAACGAAGTCGAAGGACTCAAGCAAGATCAAGACGGATTAAACGAATTTTATAGGCAGTTTCCAAGAACAGAGAAACATGCTTTCAGAGACGAAACAAAACAATCTTTATTTAACTTAGTAAAGATATACGAACAGGTTGATTACAACGAAGAGGTTAGCAACGCAGCTGCTGTAACGAAAGGAAGCTTCCAATGGCGTAATGGAGTTAAAGATACTCAAGTAATATTCTACCCTAATAATGATGGTAGATTTTTAATATCTTGGGTACCACCTAAAAATCTTCAAAATAGTGTGATCATAAAGAATGGCAAGAAGTATCCTGGTAATGAACACGTTGGAGCTTTCGGTTGTGACAGCTATGATATATCAGGAACTGTAGATGGTAAAGGTTCTAATGGATCTTTACACGGTCTTACTAAATTTAGTATGGAAGATGTTCCACCTAATCATTTCTTTTTAGAGTATATATCAAGACCACAAACCGCAGAAACATTTTTTGAAGACGTACTAATGGCTTGCATATTTTACGGTATGCCAATACTTGCAGAGAATAATAAGCCAAGACTATTATATTATTTTAAACGTAGAGGCTACAGAGGTTTTAGTATAAACCGTCCTGATAAAGTTTGGAATAAGTTATCAACTACAGAAAAAGAAATAGGTGGAATACCTAACTCTAGTGAAGATATTAAACAAGCACACGCAGCAGCAATAGAAACTTATATAGAAGATCACGTAGGTTTTAATGGAGAAACGCATGGTGACATGTATTTCCAAAACACATTAGAAGACTGGGCTAAATTTAACATTAATAACAGAACCAAGCATGATGCTTCTATTAGTTCTGGTTTAGCGATAATGGCTTGCAATAAAAATAAGTATAGACCAATACCCCATGTTATTAAAAATCAAGTTCAACTTGGATTTAAGAAATATGACAATAACGGATCAACATCAAAAATAATACAATAAATGCAAATTTACACTAATATGAATAGCACTTTTCCAGATCAGATCGTATCTGATGCTGAGAAAGCTTCATGGGATTATGGTTTAGCCGTTGGTAGAGCTATTGAAGGTGAGTGGTTTAACAACTACAGAGGTGGTGGTTATAGATTTATGACTAACTACAATACCTTTCATAATAGAAGATTATATGCTAGAGGAGAACAATCTATACAAAAATATAAAGATGAACTATCTATAAACGGTGATTTATCTTATTTAAACTTAGACTGGAAACCTGTACCTATTATACCTAAGTTTGTTGATATTGTAGTAAACGGTATATCACAAAGAAGTTATGAAGTTAAAACATTTGCTCAAGATCCGGAGTCAATGAGAAAAAGAACTCAGTACGCTCAAAATATTATAGATGATATATTTTTAAAACAATATGATGAAGCTGTTAAAAAGAATTTTAAAATAGACTTATCTAAAAGCAAAAAAGATAAAGACTCACCGAAAAGTTTAGACGAGCTCCCAGCTCATATGCAATTAAACTATAAACAATCTATAGAAATTGCTGAAGAAGAATTAATAAACCAAGTACTAGATAAAAATAAATATCATTTAATTAGAAAAAGATTAAACTATGATTTAACAGTACTAGGTATTGGAGCTGTTAAAACTACATTTAATAGATCTGAAGGTATTGTATTAGACTATGTTGATCCTGTTAACTTGGTATATTCATATACTGAAGATCCTAACTTTGAAGATTTATACTATGTTGGTGAAGTTAAGAACATTAGTTTACCTGAGCTTAAAAAAGAGTTTCCTACTATAAGTAACAGTGAATTAGAAAAAATTCAAAAGTACGAAGGTAATAGTAGTTATAGTAGAGAGTGGAACGGTAAGAGAGATGGTCAAACAGTTCAAGTATTATACTTCGAGTGGAAGTCATATACTAATCAAGTTTTTAAAATAAAGAAAACTAACGTTGGTTTAGAAAAAGTTATTGAAAAACAAGATACATTTCTAGAAGCAGAAGATAACGACAACTTTAAAAAAGCTTATAGATCAATAGAAACACTTTACTGTGGAGCTAAGATTTTAGGTTTTGAAAACATGTTAAGATGGGAAATGTCTGAAAACATGACAAGACCTTATTCTGACAGTGTTAAAGTTAATATGAGTTACAACATATGTGCTCCTAGAATGTATAGAGGACGCATAGAGTCGCTTGTGTCTAGAATTACAGGTTTTGCTGATATGATTCAGTTAACTCATCTTAAACTGCAACAAGTAATGTCTAGAATAGTACCTGATGGTGTGTATTTAGACATGGATGGTTTAGCAGAAGTTGATCTTGGTAATGGTACTAATTACAACCCAGCTGAAGCTTTAAACATGTATTTCCAAACTGGTTCTATTGTTGGTAGATCAATGACTCAAGATGGAGATCAAAACTTAGGTAAAGTTCCAATACAAGAATTACAGTCTTCTTCTGGTGGTGCTAAAATGCAAAGCTTAATACAGACTTATCAATATTACTTGCAAATGATAAGAGATGTAACCGGGTTAAACGAAGCAAGAGATGCTAGTACACCTGATCCATCGTCTTTAGTTGGATTACAGAAGCTAGCTGCAGCAAATTCTAATACTGCTACTAGACATATACTACAAGGCAGTTTGTTTTTAACTCTTAAAACATGTGAGAATATATCACTTAGAGCTGCTGACGCATTGATGTTTCCACTAACTAGAATGTCACTACAGAATAGTATATCTAATTATAATATACATACACTAGATGAGCTTTCTAAATTAAGCATACATGATTTTGGTATATTTATTGATTTAGAACCAGACGAAGAAGAAAAGCAAATGCTAGAGCAAAACATACAAGTAGCCTTATCAAAAGGTGGTATTGATCTAGAAGATGCTATAGATATTAGAAACATAAACAATTTAAAACTTGCTAACGAACTACTTAAAAAACGTAGACAAGAAAAGCAAAAGTTAGAACAACAACAAAAACAACAGTTAATTCAAGCTCAAGCTCAAGCCAATGCTCAAGCTAGTGAAGCTGCTGCGCTTGCTGAAGTTCAGAAAAATCAAGCTTTAAACGAAACTAACATTCAGTTTGAGCAAGCTAAATCTCAATTTGATATTCAAAGAACTCAAAGCGAATACCAACTAAGAAAAGAATTAATGGCTGAGCAGTTTGGATATGACATGCAGTTGAAGCAAATGGATATGCAAGCTACTAAGCAGAAAGAAAAAGATATTGAAGATCGAAAAGATGAAAGAGTTAGAATGCAAGGAACTCAACAAAGTAAAATGATCGATCAACGTAAAAACGGTTTACTACCTACAGATTTTGAGTCAAATCAACCTGATAATCTAGGTGGTGATGCACAAGGCGAGATGATGCCACAATAACATTTATTAACTATTATATTATATTATGTCAGAAGAAATAAAAGAAACTTCTACTGGTGAGTTAGAGCAAGGTGAATTTAAACTTAAAAAGAAACCTAAAAAGCTTGCTAATAAAAAACCAGAAGAAACAGTAAAGGTAGATTTATCTAAGAAAGAAGAAACACCTAAAATTGAAATTAAAAAAGATGCCGTTCCAGAGTCAAGCACAACGAAGGTGGATGTACGCGAACTTCCCAAAGATGGCGGCGAAGTGGGAGAAGCACACATCGAAGAGCCGAAAGCTGCCGAAGAGAAAAAAGAAGAAACAGTAGCAACTATAACTGAAATAACTGAAAAGCCAGAAGCTAAAGAAGAAGCAAAAGCTCCAGAGCCAGAGCCTCAACCAGAAATTAATCTACCAGAGAATGTAGAAAAACTGGTTAACTTTATGAAAGAAACTGGTGGAGATATTAATGACTACGTTAGATTAAACGCTGATTATACTAACATAGATGATTCAGCATTATTAAAAGAATATTACAAACAAACTAAACCACATCTTGACCAAGACGAAATTGAATTTATTATGGAAGATAAATTTGATTATGACGAAGATATAGATGAGGACCGCGATATAAGAAAAAAGAAACTCGCGAAGAAAGAAGAAATTGCAAGAGCTAAAAACTTTTTGGAAGAGACTAAGAGTAAATATTACGACGAGATCAAGTTGAGACCGGGCGTTACTCAGGAACAACAAAAAGCTACAGAGTTCTTCAATAGATACAACAATGAACAACAGACCGTTCAAAAGCAACACGAGGAGTTTAAAAACACTACTAAAAATTATTTCACTAAAGATTTCAAAGGTTTTGAGTTTAGTTTAGGAGAAAAAAGATTTAGTTATAATGTACAAAACCCTGAAACTGTGGCTGATAACCAATCAAATTTAACAAACTTCGTTAAGACGTTCTTAGACGACAAAGGTAATGTTAAAGATTACGAAGGTTATCACAAAGCAATTTATGCTGCTAGAAATGCTGATACTATTGCAAATCATTTTTATGAGCAAGGCAAAGCCGATGCAATTAAAGATGTGACAGCAAAATCTAAAAATATAAATCAAGAAGCTAGAAGTACAACTCCTGGTGATTTATTTATAAATGGATTAAAAGTAAAAGCAGTAAATGGTGTTGATAGTTCAAAGTTGAGAGTAAAATCAAAAAAAATAAATAAAAACTAAAAACTAAAAATTATGAGTTTTGCAACAAGTGGGAGTTTTCCTGCTTCAATCGTTCCAATGCCGCAAAGAGTTGCAGTTCAAGATAACTATCTTGATTTTAATGCTGTAGCTGGTGGACAATGGGCACAACAATATTTACCTGAGCTTTATGAGCAAGAGGTAGAAAGATACGGAAACAGGACGTTGTCTGGTTTCTTGAGAATGGTTGGCGCTGAAATGCCAATGACGTCTGATCAAGTAATATGGACTGAGCAAAATAGATTACACGTAGCATATGATAATGTTGCTATAGCTGCCGGTGGTGGTGGTTTTCCAGAGTGCACAGTGACAATTACTCAAGGGGCTTCTAATCCAGCTACATCAGGTATTAGAATTGGTAATACAATTTTAGTTTCTGATAATGCTACTGGTTTAGTTACTGCTAAGCTATTAGTAACAGCTTCAAACGCTTCTGGATATACTTTAACATGTCATGCTTATGAAGCTAACAATTTAGCACAATTAGCAGGAGTTAACAGTGTGTTTGTTTATGGTTCTGAATTTCCAAAAGGAAGTAACGGAATGTCAGGAGCTATTGAGCCTGGTGTTACAACTTACCAAAACTCACC